AGATGGACCAACTGGTCTAAATACGCTTGTATTTGCCATGATTAAGCAGCGTTTACAGGAGCTGGACCTTCAAAACGTGTAATCTGGAACTCATACACGCCAGTTGCAGGAGTCGCAGGAGAAGTGCTGCAATTACCAAACTGAATTGTCAGTATGTTATTGGTCAAACAATCTGTTTCAGCAATGAAAATACCAGCAGTTTGGTTAGCAATGTAACCGCCTGGTTGGATGTAATCAGTTGTTAACAGGCCTGGAACTGTGAAAGTCTGAACTGCAGTTGTGCTTGCAGCGACCTGCGCAGGCGTAATGGATGGCGCAATGTAGAAAGTGCTTAAAGCATTTCCACGGGCAATTGTGGTAGATGGCATGTTTTTTCCTTTGGAAATAGGTTAATTGTACTTTAAAAAGAGAAAAAGTCACCCCTTTTGAGGGTGACCCTTCTCAATTTCAGCTCGGATTAGCTGAAGTCGTAGCCATAAACATAAACGTCACCTGTTCCAGTTGCGCCAGATGCAGCAGTTACATCAACGTACAAAGTTTGACCTTGTAGAGCTGGTGTATTAGCTGATGCTGTTGACAATGAAACGCCAAGCGGTGCTGTAGCCAATGCTGCGATCTGAGTCGTTGTCAGCGCTGGGAACAAACCTGTTGGTGAACCTACGTTTGTAGTTGTGATGCTCATAGCTGTGGTAGTTGTCAACGCAACTGCAGAACCTGCATTGTTGACGTTGGTCACTAACATAGTCTGTGGCAAGTACGTTGTAGAGTTATTTACTGGTACTGGTGTAAAGGCAACGGCATTTAAGTTAACACCTTTTGCAACGCCCAACAAACGCAGAGTCTGGTTTGTTGTGACATTACTTGGGTGTGCCGATACTGTGGTTGCTGGTCCTGGATTACTCATTTTATGTTTTCCTTTAAATAAGTTAATTAGGCTGCAATACGGCAGGCAAGCTCAGGGTACAAAGGTGCCCATCCGTACAATACATCCAAACGTGTTGGGATTGAATCATTGTTGATGGTGTACTGGCGAACCACACGCATTGACAAACCAATTTCTTTGTCTGATGCACGACCAGCAAAATGGACCCCCTCTGGTAACTCGAGATCTGCCACCGCTAATGTAAATGCGTTCCTATGAAAGAGCATATTTTGTGGAGACAAAGTACCTAAGTTATTGAAAGGTGTTACAACTGCTGTTGTGGATGTAGAACCAATCACGATTGTGTTCTGGAACTGACCACCGATGATGATTGCAGGTGAAACTTGAATGTTTGTTGCGCCAGTTCCTACAGTTGTAGTAGCCTGAACAACAAAATTACGCAGTTTGCCTGAACCATAAGCCTGGCGGTTTTGTGGGTTGGTTGCATATAAACCAGCAATCTGGATCACGTCACCAGCATTCAATGTGCTTGAAGATGATGCTTTGATCTGAATTGTGGAATACTGTGACCAGCCACTTGTCAAATAACCAACTTGTGCAGTTGTGTCAGCAGACAATGTGTTACCAGAGTATGAACCGAAAGTTTGTGAAACCACGTTTTGATCGAGTTTCCAGTTTGTACCAGCTGAATCACGACCCATCAAACCTTTCCTGTATTGCTCCGCAATCTGCTCTTGAGGCATGAACAAACCTTTCAAACTGTCAACAATTGTTGCAGATGTAAAGGGTTCAACGATACAAGCACGACGACCGTCTCTTGGTGCGCCTTCAGCATCAAGATAAGCACCAGCTGTTAAGTAGGTGATTAGTCCTGTTGGAGGAGTACCAGCAACACCAACAATGTTTGCAGTTTGAAGTGCAGCCATTGTTAGTCCGTCACGGTCAATCTTGTTCGCAATCGCTGCTACAGCAGGTTTCAATACACGGTCAGAGAACATGTCTAAAGACAATGCCAAATCTTGTGTAGTGAACTGGGTATCAACGTGGAACTGAGTTGACAATGTAACGGGAACTGATGTCTCGTTAAAGTCTTCTACGTTCAAAGCTGGTCCAGTTGTCCCTACAAATCTTCCAGGTCTCATTCTGTTACTTTCACCTTGCGGTTACTGACCACTTTCATGGCGGTTCGGATTCTTCGATCCAAACTCAGCGACTTCTTTTAGGTTATATCGCTGTTCAGACTATCGCATCCCTTTCGGGGTTTCTCACTTAGTCGTTCAGGCTGCTTTCGCTTGCCCCTTGTCGCCTTCCTCAAGGCTTCCAAGTCAATCAGAGAAACTTTTTCGTCCGCATACCTGATCTTTTACGGACGTTTACTGTGTTACCAATCTTGCCACCTCAACGCAAAATTCACAGTAAAAGCAGAGGCAGGCGTTTATACCACTGCAAACTGGTCATCATAGTTTCTGTCGATCTCCGACGTGAACGTGAGTTCGTTTTCCAAAACCATTAACGCTTCGTTAGTGATCTTGGATATCGTTAGCAGATTATTTGCCATTTTTCGATTTCCTTATAAATAAAAATTGTTTACCTAATCTTTCCAGACTTACGCATTTCTTTCCATTGATGTATGGTTCCAGTAAATTCCCCTTCGGAAGTCAATGGTACATCTACGTTAGATCCGCCTCTGATTGGATTGATAGGCGCTGGTGCGTTACTCTTTCTTACAGCAGGCTTAGGCGCTTCTGCGGTCTTTTCAAACCTAGCCTCTAATCTTCCAATCTCTCTTAAAGCACTCGACAAAGGTAATCCGCTGATCTTAGTTGCTATCTCGGGATTCTCTGCCAGATGGTAAAGAATCTTAGGTCCGACATCGCTATCTAAAATAGCATCCCTAACTTGATCTGATACAACCACATCGCTTGATGCAACCATATCCTCATAATCAGGCAGTTCGCTTTTCGCTGCTTCTAACTTTGTCTGCCAAGAGGTCATAACTTTCTGGCGTTCTTCGTTAGCTTTGCGTTCAGCTTCCTGTTTGTCTCTGTTTGCAAGTGCTTTAGCAGTCGAAAACTCTGCCAATGCTTTTGCATATTCAAACGCATCGGTAAAGTCACTCGGCTGTGGCTCTCTATTAGGCTCCTCTACCTTTGCAGGCTTGGACCCTCTTTCAAGCGCCTCTAAACGTGCCTCTAAATCACTAGCCCTCAAGCGCTCACGTTCAGCTTCCTGCCGTGCCATCTCTCGTTGCTTCGTTAATTCAGAAAAACGCTTTTCAAGTTTCGGATTCGGCTTCTTTTCGCCTTCCTCTACTGGTTTGGGTTCGTCTGCAACTGGTTCACTCTGCGGTATATCCTCGACTACTGGCTCGGTTTCGACCGCCTCAGTAGGAGCTTCCGTAGCTAAACCAAGTTTATTAGCATAAAACTCACCCGAATTTTCGCTCGTCAATACAGACGATGCTTCTCTTTCACTAGACATAGGTTTCACCTAAGAATTTGCCCTGTGTACCTCACAGGTAAGGTTTAGTCAATATAACTGAAAGTTATTATACTGTCAATTATTGTTGATTATTTGGCATGATAGATTGATCCGCTGCTTGCATGGCTGCATATTGCTCACGGTTGCGCATCTGTATTTCACGCTCTAATCGTGCCGTGTCCATGTTGTGCAATAGTAAGTCTGCAATAGCTTCGATTTCTACCCGATTCTGGCTTGTAATGGCTCTGGTGTTGGCATCATGCACCCTAGCTTGCAATATAGACTCTGTATTGTGCGCTTTGCTTGTCTGGCGCATCAATTCACGTTGTGTTTCAGCCTGTTGCTTTACGCCTTCAATGTCTGCACGCTGCTTCATAGCCAATTGCATAGCTTGCATTTGTTGTTGCATTTGTTGCACTTGGCCTTGCGCTGCTTTGAGCTTAATTTGTATTTCAGGCGGGATGTCTGAATGCTCGTCAATCTGCGCCATCGGGTTCATAGCAGCCAAACGGTCTGCAATTGTGTCTGCGCCAGGGAAGTCCATATTGCGGAATACCAAATCTGCTGCAGCATTAAACAATTGCTCGTTGCCCTGTAGCAATGGCATCATGGCTTCAACCGCTTCCTGGCGCTTAGAGTTGTAACCTGGTCCAGTTTCCATTACCACGTCGTATTGGCCCACAGTCACGTCATTTTTGACCTTACCAACTGCCGTGCGCTCATTAATTGATATTAGATCTGGCTTTCCGTCATCTCCAATAATACGCATAATGCGCTCAGTATCATAAATCTTAGGAATTAGGTCTAATATTACCTTGCCTGTGTACGCAATAGACTTGGTTAAATTGTCGTACAGATCAAAATTGGTTAGATCGACCTGCATTTGCTGACCATTCAGCGCTTTACCAGACATATTGCCTGGCAATTGTTGACTAGGATCATATATTCCAATGATCGTAGCCATATCGCTATTGATCTCTTGCGCTGCAGCCATCACACCAGCTGGAGGCGGTTCAGGTTGCAATCGTATTGGCGGGGGCGCTGGGTTGCCATCAATGTCAGTCTGCTTATAACGCAACGTAGCCATAGACTTGATGTTCGCTGCAGCCCAATCCAACTCGTGCCCTTCGTCCTGGCCCTCAGCCATGATCCACTTGGCCTTTGGTGCAAGCGCTACAGACTCAGTAAGTGACGTGACCCAAAAGTTATACATGCGCTGGGCATCTTTTGCATGGCGAACCATACCAAACTTTTTGCGTTTATCGCCAATTACAACGTGCCGACCATAGACTGGCACGATTGGGATGTAATAACCAGGCCAATCACGCTCCTCAAGCACCGATACCGCAGTTAATTTCTTCCATTTAATCGTGCGCTTAATAGATTTACGCTCGTTAACCACGAATAAACCTGCACGCTCAATGCGCTCAAAGAAGTCTTTACCTTCGGCAAACCGTGTAGAACCATCGGAGAGCTGATATAGCGTTGCGGGTTCTCTTACTGTGTACCAATACTCTGCTACTCTTATGTCTTCTTTGGTAATCCATTCGCTTTGTGTGTCTCCAGTTCCACGGCTTAGGAATGATGTTTCGTCCACGTCAGGGTACAACTCCCTGAATGTGGTCTTAGGCATCATTGTAGTTATTAAACAACGCTCTTGGTCTGAGCCATCGACCGCAATGCTATTCGGGTCTAAATAGACTGTGAACGGGTTGTCAATCGGATCAATAAAGATTTCCTGGTCGAACGAATCTTCCCGCACATAGCGGTGATCGACACGCCAGTAGCCCCAACCCATCCGCACTGCATAATTGTACGCATTATCGTACGCATTGTCAGCGTTGGAGTTGACCTCAATGTGGCGAATTATGCCCTGCACAACTTTGGCTTCTGCAGCATCTTCAGTCGTGTTAGTCGCATGGACCTTGATCCTAGGGCGCTGCTGACGTTGTTGGTTGGTAACCTGGCGGCAGTAACCATCCAGTTTATTAATGGTCAATACTGGCCTAGACTCTAAATTACGACTGTTTTGCAGGTCTACAGGCCATTGATCGCCACCAGATGCAAACTTTAAATCCTCAAGCGCCTCCTGGCGGTTCATTGTGTCCGCATCATTGGCAAACTTTAGAAACTGTTTAGCTTCGTCAATAATCGGATCGTAATCTTGCGTATTTGAATCGTAGGCCATGTGTTTCCTTTACAACGCCATCCAGCTCTGTGGTGGTGCATAGTTTACTTGTTTTGCTCGTTTTGGTCTAGTTTCCTGTACGCCCAGCGCAATGTACCTAAAGGCATCCGCACCGTGCGAATACTGGTCATGCAGCGGGTTTCTGCTGAATTGCTTGGTGTCTGGATCTACTTCGTACTTGTAATGTCTGAGGCATTGCAGTCCATCATAGCAATTATCTCGGTCAAAGTAGCAGTTTCTGAATATAGTTCTTGCTGCATTAATAGAATCTGCGATAGGCGTTCGAGGGATGATTTTTGTTTTAAATCCTGCAGCTCTGACAATTTCCTCGATGGATCGTCCGTTTGATCCAATGGTTCGGTTTTGTGCATCATGTGGCAACCATAAAGTATCATAAACGTAACCGTAAGTCTGCATAAGCGCTAAATAATGGCTGATTGTCTGCTGATTGTCCTCAATGTAGCGGATTAGCCTTATCTCCTGCGCAATGAATTGGACAAACCAGACGGATGTACTATCAGCCCAGCCAAGGTCAAAGACTGCAATAACTGGCTTGGTAGGATCGTAACGCACCTTGGTGATGCGCTCCTCCAGCTCTGCGCTCTGCATTTCCCTGGCAAACACCGCACCGTCCACAGTCTGCCTGCACAATCCTTCCCAAACTGTGTTGTACGCTTCAATGTCCCTAGATTGCAGAGTTCTGCGCTCATAGTCCAATACTTCGGGAAACCAAGGGTTGTCTGACCAGTTGACCTTTTGGGTAATGCAATTTTCAGGTGGATGTAATATAAATCGCTGATAAGTCGCATCTGACTCTAATTCTGGGTTCATGGTGATCCATATTTCAGAATCTTTAGAACGAATCGTAGGAATCAGAATATCCCAAGATCTAGCTGATACCGCTTGTGCCTCTTCTACCCAAACAATTGTGCAACCTTCAAACGATT